AATTTTCTTACAAGATCAAGCTCGTTAAAATTGGTTGAAATAATGAATTTATTGTTTAAATAATCAATTACCATTATTAACACCCTCCCCATCAATTAGTTTATCTTCTTTTTTGATACAATCGATTTTATTTTTATCCGTTAAGGGTATACGCCAGATATTTACTACTTGATTACCGTTTTCTGTTTTTACTCGTATTGTATGCGATTCAACATTAAATTCTTTTAATGCTAAATATATGTTTTCTCCTAACACATTCCCGAACTTTTTAGTTATCAAAAATTCTTTAAAGTCTGGAAACCTAAAACAAAAATACCTTTTCTTTTGCATCGTATGTTTATCATCAAAACTAATAATGATCTGTTCACCATCAAGTATCGCTGACCTATCTTCTAAATTCTCACATACATTATCATCACAATTTGAATTTTTTCTAAATTCTTCCAAATACCCCCGCACTAATCCCGATTGACTAGCATCGTCTGGTAATTCTTCATACTCTATTTTCTTGGTTAATTCTTCCACAATATACATCCATTCATCCGCTTTTACCGTTTTAATTACAGTATCCAATTGCTCAAACACTTTAAGCCTAAAATACTTAAAATTAAGTAATTCATTACTGCTTAACGTAACAGATTTAAACCCCTCAATTGAATTCACTTTTACCTCTAATCGATACTTAACTGGTTCAGTAATGTATTTTATGAATTTCCCAAATTCGGGTAAATCACTTAACATTAATGTGCTTTTTTCTGCACTCGTAATACCATACTGCCTTTTTACACACAATTCTGCATTACAATACATTTTGCATGGGTTCTCTTGGCATTTATATTGATAACCCTTTTGTCGTTGTACTGACTTAATTACTGCGTTTACTTCCTCATAGGTTAATTTTGGTGTTATAGCAACATCATTAAAGTTATATACCATACTTTCCCACCCATCGGGTGATTTTTTTCTAGCATAAATACAAAAATTGTATAATGCATTATTGCGTTGCCCTTGTCCGATTTTGTTTTTTAAAAATTCTTGAATACATGGTGGTGCTTGTGCGTGTTTATCATCCCCCACCAATTTAATTAAATCATCATTACTAACCCTAATTGAATTACAATAATTAATAAACGTATTAACATCATACACAATCTTATTATTAATAATGGCGTATCGTTCAGTGTACCCTTTTTCGCATCCAAAATAAGGTAAATTAATCCAGTTCCCTATAATATGTTTATCTACGCTATCTTGTTTAGGGAACACCTCTATTTCAATTTCCCCATGACCTTTTAACACATCAATTAAATTGTTAAGTACGGATCGCAATAATTTAGTTTTTAGTTTTTCTTTTCCAAAAATGTACACATGCCCCCCCCCACTCTTAGACCTGCATACAACCATAGGCAACTTTTCATCGGCTATTTTTTTAGATAATTTAAATAAATTAATCCCATCTGATATTTCGTGATTATCAAAATCCAAAACACCAAAATTACTAAACTCTTTATCAACTACAGGAATAATGCCTAACCCCATAGCTCCACTAAAATGGTTATGATACTCTTTTTGTGTTGGTGCTGTCTTCTTTGTAAACGATTTATTGTTTTTCCAATCATGTACCCCAAATGCGTTAGGGTTTCCAGAAAATAAATTTTTAAATTCTTCCATAGTAAATCATCTCTCCTCTCTTTTGATATAGTATAGTATACATTATATACCGCATTTTTTTAAATATTTTTTGTAATTTCTAAAATAAAAATAATCATCACCAAAATTACAAAACCGCCTATTTTTAAGCATTTTTAAGCATTTTTATCGCCTCCTAGAAATTACAAGATTACAACTTTTGTGCTTAATTTCATTTTTTTGTAATTTCTGGCATTTATTAACAATTTTGTAAATTTAAGTACAAAAATAGCCTATTTTTAAGGCTTTGTAATCTTGTAATGCTGTAATTTCACTTTTTTTATTTTTTTTTAAATTTCAAAAAAAAATCCCTTAATTACAAAAATATGAAATTACAAGATTACAAGATTACATCCTGTTAATAACTTGTGTATAATTTCCTTATCTATGCTTAAAAACTGTGGATAACCTGTTAATAACGTGTAATTTCTGTAAAATTACAATTTTTGTATTTTGTCGTTATTAACTGGCTGTAATAACTGAAACCGCATAGTTTCCTAGTGTCGAGGATACCATAGACGCTACTCGAACGTAAAGAGTTCCAGTTGCATTGATGTTGTATGTGGTGTTAGTGGTTGTCGCTACATCGGTATAAGTTTGGTTGTCTGTGCTTTTTTGTATTTTATAGATAGTTACATTATTAACAGGATTCCATTTAACTACAACAACCCCAGAATTAGGCGTGTTGGTTAATAGTAAGCCCCCAATATTTTGGGGCAAAGGTAATGTGTTAGGTTCTTCCGTGATTCTTATTGGCGGTGTTCCTGAGGTTGCTGTATAATTAGATGGGATGTATGGAACGCATTCAACAGAATACGTTCTATTTCCTTTACTTGTAATTTTTGTTACAACGCAAAGTTGACTTATATTAGTAGCTATCCCAATCTGAAAAACAGAAGGTATTTTATTGCTTTTTTCTGAAACAATGCCTCCTATGTTAGGAATAGTTTTAAATTTGTATTGGTCATTATTATATTGTTGTGCCTGATACGACACATCCATTGTTCCTGTAACATTTCCACTTTCAAATAAAAATCTAACGTAGTAGGTTCCAGAATTACTAAAATTAATCGGTTGATTAGATGTTACTATGGTTTCATTATTAATGGTTTCAACATTAACCACTTGCCCACTTTGCCCCCAACTTGGTAAATCATGTGTCACACTTATTACACTTCCATATGACGGGATCTGACCTCGATCATCAGTATCAAAGGTAATTAATTTATTGCTATTCTCTAACACTGCTTGCATATATTGCGCCTCTCTCCATGCTTGGTAGTATTGAGTAACACCAAAAAGTGTTACCTCTTTATAATTACCTGCATTTTGTTTGGTGTATATTTTAGCAGGCTGGTAATTATTTTCCTCATCAATATAATTAACGATATAGGCTTTATAATCATTTTTTTTAAAAAAAACGTATTCCATACTAAAACTATTAGGCAACATATTATCGGGGGTAAATATCATCTCGTATGCTGTTTGTGCCTGATCTCGAACAAATGTTAATTTATTTCCTATTAATACAGGTCTAGCCCTCCCAGCCCTTGCAACCTTTGTTAATGCTTCCCATACGGTGATAGTGGAATCAAAAACACCATCAAAGGCATCATCGTATAATGAGTAACTAGACCATATATTGTCTAACTCAACTAAAGTTGCTAAATCAAGCGTACTATCATGTTTAGATGCGCCGTAAGATGACAACCAGATATCAGCTAACGCCCACGCAATAGATCTAGTAGCAATTAAATTGCTCCATTCTCCATTAATACGTTTTATTAGTTTTCTTTCAGACAATACCCCGATCTTGTTATCAATTAAATTAGGGTTATTACTTGCTGTAACAATTTTTACTTTTAACAGATCTACATTGGGAAAATATTCTTGTTTTGGGTATACTATTTTGACCCTATCAATCACAACATCATCTGAATAATCTTCTAAATAATGGTTACTGTTAGCTACATATAACATTACTTGATATTGTGGATATATATTTATTTCGTAATCATCATACCTGAATAAATTTAATTTCACTGTTTTGTATACTGTGTTAGTCTGGGGGGTATATAAGTAAAAATCATTTTTAAACACTAAATTATTATCTAATCTTGGGTATCCAGTCGAAACAAAAGCCACCGCATCATGTAATTTTAATGTGCCTGTTTTTTCTGTCAAAAATCGCACAGAATTACTATTAACATAATCAATGTCGCTTGTGGGTACAACCGTACCATTATGGGTAAAATAATAATTATCACTAGCTGTTTTTGTAGGAAATTTTAATCCTGATATATCGTTATCAATTCCCCACCAGCTCCCTGGATTAGGCAACGTAAACTGATAATTATCTGACGTTGTAGTGACATCAACGTCATAAAACCACTTATAATATGCTGATATAGTGGGCTTTAAATATCCCGATATATTTTTATGAATTTGATACACTTGATTATTTTGTTTCATGTAGAAACCGTTAAGGCTTCTTAAATCAAGCTCAAGATAAACATCACCTGCATACGGTGTTTCGATTGTAAAGACTTCTGTTGCTGTACCATTAACTATATAAGGGTTTTTATTTAAATCTGAATCTGTCGAAGATAACAAAGAATAAAACGGGTTTTCATAATAATCACCTTCCCGATACAAAACAGCAAAAATTGTCTCATCTGCGGCTGTCCATGCGGAGGTATCCGCTAAAGTTAAACGTGAATCTGTTACAGCAGTAATTTCAAAAACACCGTTAAATGCTGTGTTTTCATCACTCCATATTCTCACAAAATCACCGATATTAAATTTATAGGTTAAGTAATGGTCAGAGTGTGGAAATGTTATATGTTTGTTTGATTTATGGAAATTAATCGCTGTGTAAGATACCCTGCTCCGTGCTGGACTTTTAAACGGCACACTGTTAAATTCTTTAACCGTATAAACTGATGTTTCGGTATTAGTCACTTGAGTGTTAGGTGTAAACTGTGTATAACTTACATTCTCATTCCCTAATATTTTAGTTTTTCCTGAATATAATTGATGTATAACATGTTCACCATGACCTAAACTTAATAAATATTCGGTAACAAGTTTTGAATCTTCGAAATATTGGTACGGGGCTGTCGCTAAATCTGGAAACCATTTTAATTTTCCGTATTGTGACGGGATCGGTTCACCAATTCTAGACAAATTCCGTTGCGCATTAAAATTATACGCACCCCCTACAGGTCGATTCAAATTAGTTTGTAAGTCTTCTGGCTCGGGAATAAATATAGATGCAATTAATTTAAACGTATTAAAAACCCCAACAAAAGGAATAAAACTTTTAGCAATATCTTTAAATTCAATATCACCTTGTGGAAATTCGTAAATATTAAGCGTATCACCATCACTTAAATTAAAATCTAAATCTTGTATCAAGTAATTTTTTTTATTAACTTTAAATGTTAATACAGGAATTTCTTTGTTTTTGTAATAATCTAAAATGAATTTTTGAGCATTAATATTTTCATCAGTGACAATTTTTTGACATTCAAAAATATTAAAAGGGTTATTATGTATTTTGACTGTTACACTCATAAAATTCAACTCGATTATATAATAATTTTATTTTACTAATCTTATTATACACCACCCCTACGCCATTCGTACAATGTAACACCCCACCATCAATATATATACCTACATGATGCGCTTTTGTTACCTTGCCAAGCAATACAACACAATTATTTACAGGGTTTTGTATTTTTTTCCAAAATGGTTTTGTTTTTTCTTTTTTGATTGTTTCAATAACTTCTTTTGAGTTATCAATGGTTACATCATAATCAATTACATCTATATTTAACTCATTTTTATAATAATGTTTCAAAAACCCCCAACAATCAAAGCCTTTGATATCTCTACCACCAACAACAAAAGGAATACCAATATATCGGCAATAATCACGCATTAATAATTAAACTTAAAAAATCTCGTGTATAATTGACATTCAAAAACCGTTTATTCTGTAACGATATCATTTCCGCTGTTCCTGTTATGGTTTGATTGTTAATTGTTACACTAGTTAATTCTAATTCTAATGGGGTAGATTTTGGTTCGGTGGTATCATCACTTAAATAAACACGGTATGTAACAATTATAGGGTTATTGTTTGTATCCTCAACCGCTGTACTTAATAAATTAACAAGTTCAAGATTAACCGCATCAATAGTAATTCCTAACGTTTGATTTCCGTTATCATCTTTGGATGGTTCAGTTAATTCAAAAGCGTATTTTTTAAAAGTAATATTCCCTGCATTATTTTCAAGCCCTGCATTTAAATCTTGAAAATCATTCACTATATAATAAGGATTACTGAATGTTGTATGCTTAATTTCTAACGTATCGAGTTTTACCGCACTACCGCTAGATGCGTAATACCGTTTTAAATCGCTAGTAATTGTCATTTTATTTGTTTTTTAAAGCGTCTAATTCTCTTTTTAATTCTTGAACGCTATGCACTAAGACACTCACAATCGATGTTACGTTAATTGATTTAACGTCGCCTTGAATAACTGCTGTCGGCATCACTTCTTCAAGTTCTTGGGCAATGAAACCAAAAATATTACTTCCTTTATCTTCTTGTTTCCAATCAAAAACTCTCGGTTTAATGTCTTTTACAATTTCTAGCCCTGTTTTATCAAAATTTCTTACATTTTTTTTCAATGAAATGTCGGATGTGTCATTGAAATCGCCACTAGCAATACCATTAGCAGTAACGTATATTGCATCTTGAACATTTAGAACAGTTACAGAAGCTGAAGACGTTCCACTGGCTTTAATTCTTGCTACCGTTCCAGGATTACCAGAATTCAAGCTAGAATCATCAACATCAAGCCTATGACTAGGTGATGATAATCCGATACCAACCCTATTATTAGTAGAATCTACTTTTAATGTGGATGTGTCAAAAGTAGCATCTCCGCTAACTGTTAAACTTGTTAATGTTCCAACACTAGTGATATTAGGCTGTGATGCTGTTGATAAAGTGCCTTCAAATAACGTAGCTGTGAGTGTTCCTGTGCTTGGATTATAGTGAAAATCTCCGTCACTTTCTAAGCCTACGTTCCCCGTTGAGTTCCCATCCTCAATAAATGGGATTAGATTATTTTCGTTTGTGGATTCGTTATCTACAACAAAAACATGAGTTGAATTTGTTGCTGTTCCAGTAACATCACCAGTAACATCACCAGTCAACGTGCCAGAAAACGTCCCTGAAAACGTACCACTGACATTCAAATTTTGAAAATCTGTTTGTAAAATTGCCCATTTACCACCAGCTAAATCTGTAGCAAATGTTCCGCTTGTGTGAGCAACTAAACACACATATAATACACTACTTTCTGATACAATATCCTTGACTGAGTAACTATATGCTGTTTGCCATGGTCCTAATGAGTTATACGCTTTTAATTCGGCCAAGTATCCCGATACCGTTTTAACCGTTGAATTGTCTAAGGTTACAGTATCAGTTTCAGATCCATTGACTATATCATCCCAACGACCTAAATTTGTTGTTAATTTGTCAATTTGTGCCTGAGTTGGATTAGTCATATATTTTTAGCTCCCTGCGTATCCACTACTAGCATACGTTTGATTAATTGCCACATCTAACTTATCCATATAAGTAGATGTCACATCGAAGCCTCTTACACCGCCAAGTGATGCTATAAGCCCTTCAATAACTTCATTATAATCTAAGCCTATCGCCATTTCAACTGCTTCTATAGTTGCCTCAACCCGATATAAATTCCCTGTCATCGTGTAGGCAGGTGGACTAGTAAACCTACATTCATGAGACGTATTCGCTCCTACCCCCACCGC